CGTTGTTGGAGTGTGTATACATAAGTTTTTTGGTACTCACTTACATGGGTATTAGAGGGGCGGGTCTGATGTACCACTGCATGTGGTCGCGCCGCCCCTCGCTCCTTAATCCTTACTGTTGTCGGTCAGTGCGTCCCAGGACACAGGGAACAACTCCAGCATCTTGTGGTCGATCTGGTTGGCTATCTGCCTGGTCTCCCACTGTGTATCGTCAGTGCACCGAAGGTTGGCCATCGATGCCCAAGCATCCAGAGATCCACTCCAGATGAACTCAGTGACCGTGGACGCTGGTAAAACCATCCGTGCCATCTCAGGGGCTACACCATCGTCTAGCAGTTCGTTGTAGGTTCGCAGTGCTGTGTAGTTCACGAAGTCCACATCAGTTCCTGTAGAGACTACCCCAGCAGACCCTTGCTTGTTCGTGGCAGCTTTGCCTCGCCAGTGTGGTGGTTTGTAGAACTGTATGTTCGATGTTGTGTATCGACCTGATCGTGTGTTGGCTCTGAGAAACTTATGCTTGAGCAGCTGCGCGTGTACGAACAGTGGACAGCTGACGTGAAATGATGCGAACTGATGGCCGAAAGGGCTGAAGTGCTGATGCTTTGCCAGGTACTGGATCAGTCGGTTGTTCTGTTCGTCAGTGAACGCTGATGCCTGGCGTGAGTATGAGACACGGGCAGCGTCAACGACATCATCGTCAGTACCCATGTGATCTCGGTAGATAACTTTGAGGTGTGGGTTCATTGCTCTACTCTTTATTGGTTGTGAAAGTGGGGACCGAAGCCCCCACCAGTGCATCACTCGCAGCTACGCAGACCTGTCGAAGGATCGAAGTAGCAAGCGCCACCTTCCTTCTCATCCACAGTGTTGTCTGGAGTTGCCACAGGCTCTTCCACGACCTCTTCAGCTGTCGCAGCGTTCAAGATCCCATAGCGTTTGCCTGATGCGCGGAACGTCGTGCAGCCTGATGCACCACCGTCATAAGCAGCCATGTAGACAGCCTTAAACTCTTCCCAGGTGACATCGTCACCCACGTTACAGGTCTTGCTACATGCACTGTCTACGTACTGGGATGCCAAATTGAGTACAGCCACGTGATCGAACACAGACAGTTCGTCCGCAGTCTTACCTTTGACCCCAAAGTCACGGTATCCGTAGTCCTCGACACGTTCGATCCGTGGGCCATCAAAGGTCTGGATCGTGCGGTCATAGTAGTGTGAGAACACAGGTTCGATCCCTGATGACACGTTGTCAGCAGACAGGCTGATGGTGCCTGTAGGTGCTACCGACAACAGGTGACTGTTGCGGATACCACGCTTCTTGATCAGTTCACGGATCTCTTCTGGTAGCGTCTTAGCAAAGGCACTATCGAGTAAGGCTTCGTCGTAGAGAGGGAATGCACCCTTCTCAATCGCGAGATCAACAGAGGCACGATAGCAGCCATCACGGATCGTCCGCATGATCTCTTCAAAGAGATCCATGAAGCCTTCAGATCCAAACTCACAGCCCAGCGCCTCGATGGCGTTAGCCACACCAGTCACACCAAGGCCCATCCGACGCTTGTCTTTGGCTTCCTTCTCTTGTGCTGGCAGTGGGTAGGACGCACGGTCCACCACGTTGTCCATAGCGCGGACGACATGTGGGATGTCTTTTTCCAGTGCCGTGAAGTCAAAGAGGTAACCAGCAAAGTCGTTGTTTGCGACCACATACTTTACCAAGTTGAACGACCCAAGCAGACATGCGCCATTCGGTGGCAGTGGTTGCTCACCGCACGGGTTAGTCGCTGCGATTGTTTCACAGTAGTGCAGGTTGTTCTTCTGGTTGATGCGGTCGATGAACAGGATACCTGGCTCGGCCCAGTCCCATGTGCAACGCAGGATCTGATCCCATAGTGCTGTTGCACGGACTGTCTTGTGCACCTGACCATCGAACACCAGGTCGAAGTCTGTGTCGTCTTTCACAGCTTGCATGAATGCATCAGTCACACCCACAGAGATGTTGAATTGGGTCAATTCGGTACTGTTGTTCTTGGCTGAGATGAACTCTTCGATGTCTGGGTGGTCTACACGCAAGACACCCATCTGTGCGCCTCTACGGTGGCCAGCGGAAGCAATGGTCTTACACACGGCGTCGAAGATACCCATGAAGGACATTGGGCCACTGGAGCGGCTGTCCAGGCTCTTGATCAGGGCACCTTTGGGACGCAGGGTGCTGAAGTCATACCCAATGCCACCACCCATCTGCATAGTCTTTGCAGCGTAGTGTGCTGCCGACATAATGCCTTCCATGCTGTCTTCTATGGTGGTGCTGACGAAGCAGTTGTACGGTGTCACACGACGTGGAGCACCCATAGCAGACTGCACACGCCCAGCTGGTAGGAACCTCTGTGTGTAGAGGATGTTCTTGAGTGCCTCAAAATGTTTGTCGTCGTCTTTGAGGGCGTCGGCAACACGTGCCATTGCCTCTGGAAATGTCTCACCTTTTGATCGGTACTTCATGGCATGGATCTCTTCGGAGATGGAGATCTTTGGGCCATAGTCTTGGTCTGAGCTATTACGGATCATTGATTATCTTTCGTGTGTTCATGTTCAATGTGGGAGATGAGGCGATCTAAGTACCAACGGCATTTGTGCAGGTCTTCGATGGGCTTGGACTTGTAAGGCCAGCGCCAGAGGTACTTGAAACTGTTCTGCCAGAGGTACGCAGGGTGCTCTGGGACACCGCTGCCTTTAGCCATTGCGGCCATTGCATCGATGCACTCAATAGACCCACTGTTGTAATGTGGTGGGCTATTCACTGGGTCTTGAGACATGCTCTGGCTCCCATAGGTTGATGGTTGAGGTTGTTTGGTCCCAATCCTCGTAGCGTAGGATCCGTGCCAACCTGGACTGAACCAAGGCGTCCTCGTAGGTCATCCCTTTGCCTAAATAGGCATTCAAGACAGCTTCCCAGGTTGGCCTTTGCCCCAGGATCTTCTCGGCTGTCTTAGGGCCAACACCAGACAAACCAGAGTAGCCATCAGTGGTGTCCCCAGTTAGGCACTGGAGATACCAAGAGTGGTCTGCTTGCTCTTGAGTGATCGTCAGGCTTTCATCAGTCACTGGGCGGTACAGGCGACCTGGGAGGGTCTTCATATCCTTGTCGTCGCTGATGATGATGCCGTTAGCTTCTGGGTTTGTACCAAGGATGCCCATGACGTCGTCGGCTTCCAAGAAGGCTTCTGTGTGGCTGACGTAGACATCACGTGTCCACTGTACCAATGCTTTGTAGCCGACTGGCTTGCGGACACCTTTTCGATTGCCTTTGTAGTTGGGGTAGATCTCCTTGCGGAAGTTGTCTCGGTCACTGATGCACATGACAAAGTCTACAGTCTCGAACTTCTCACACCACTTCTGGATCAAGTTCTGGACGTTCTCTTTGGCCACCTTGAGATCTGTAGACAGAGACCAGACGTCATCACCCCAATTAACCTCTTGCTCTGCAGCTGCACAGGCACGGTAGAGGTACAGGTCGGCATCAATGAGTAGTGTCGGTGAATTGTTCTTGGAGGATTTCATCCAGTTGTCCTTTCATCTCTTGCCCTAGTTCAGTGATTAACCATCGATCACCCCATTCACCCTGGCCAACGCTGTTGGTGATCCAGCCCTCGGAAGCAGCAATTGCAATCAGCAACGACCCTTCACGTGAAAACCTGGAGCCAACCTTGAAGGGCTGACGCCAAGCGCGATCCAATGTGATGAAGAGACCCACAGCAGTGGCTATTGCAGGGTCCATTTGTTCAATGGGTGTCAGCCCAAGTTCTTCCCAATTGATATTCTGCGGCGATGGGGAGTTTTGTTTTGAAAGCAACGCCGCTTTGCTCTGCCATTCTTCCAGTGATATTACCGACATCGTTTGCTATCTCCTCAGTTCTACATGCGATTTGCACTTCGTCGTGGATCCATCCACAGATGTACGCATCGCCTTTGTGTTGTTTTGTGATTTCCTGATCGATGAGTTCGACCCACCGTTTGCACAGGACAGCGCCAGCACTCTGAAGTAGCTGTGACAGACCTTTGTGTGCTGACCGAAGATACAGGTGGCGACCATCGAGACCTTTGAGGTAACCGCGTCGATCCACGGCCTTTTCAATGTTTGACCGCAGTTTTCCGAAAGCAGGAATACTGGTCTCAAACGCCTTCTTCAGCTTGGCACCTTCTGGCGCACCACCCCCAGCGATCTGGCCTATCAGGGTAGAACCTCCACCGTACATAGTGGCGTAGATGAATGTTTTGGCCTGGGATCTTGAAGCCAGACCTGCCGCTTTCTGATTGTAGGTGTGGATGTCTCCATCAAGAACCTGTGCTGCGTACTCACCACCGTCGTCCAGGTAGTGGGCTAGGCACCTCAGTTCCAAACCAGAGAGGTCAGAGCCACACAGCGTCCAGCCCTTTGGGACACCAAAGAGACTGCGACACTCCTTGCCATATGGAGAGCCAGCTGATGGCACCTGTGCAAGGTTTGGGCTGCTGTGAGATGCACGGCCACTGACGGTTCCACCACTGTTGATGGTGTGCCTGATCTTACCATCATACCCGTCAACCTTCTTGAGCCACGCATGGCTACCCTCGGCCAGCATCCCGATACGCTTGTTGATCAGGAAGAGTTCTGACAGACGCTTGGCTTCTGGGTAGTCAAGTGTCCCCAAGATCTCGTCGTCGATCTTAGCCTGACCATTGTTGGTGAACTCTTTTGGCTTCCAACCATACTTCTCAACCAGACATTTTTGGATGTGCTGTCGAGATCCTGGGTTGAACGTAATGACCTTACGCTTGATGAAGACCTCACCTTTGACATACCCACGTGTCTTGTTGTTGGCCTTGGGGA